TAATGATCCTAAGAAGATAGAAGAGACAGAGAAAACGGTAGCGAAAATGTGCAATGTGATATGTGGTGCTGGTTTTGAATACTTAAATAAGAGGATATAATAACAAAACGTCCTGCCGGGACGAATCCGCAACAGAACGTTTGTTTGGGATAAACAAATAATATCATTGATGGGAAAATTTGTCAATGGTCTGTTACATAAAAACTGCGGTACACCCACCGACCAAAGTAGATTGTACCGCATTACGTCTAAGGATATTATAGCAGATGTGCTGTCCTTAGGCAAGAGAATGTGGAGGATGTCCTATGACAGCAAAAGAGAAGGTAAGAAATGACGTTTTGTTACAGATGAGGAACCATGTAGATACGATGACGCTGAATGTATTGGAGGATGTGATTACCAGATTCCTTGCAGGGGTTGAGGTTGTGGAGATCGAGAGTCTTCCGGCAACGATAGACGATAGCAATGCTTATGTCTGGGAATTGTTTATGCTAAAGAAAGCACCGAAGCTGTCTGAAAAGACCGTGAAGCGATACCAGGATATTGTAATGCGCTTTATAGATCATTGTCATAAATCATTTCTGAAAGTGACTAGTATGGATGTAGAACTGTATCTGTCTAAGATCAGCAGAGACAATAATGAGACTTCACTGGATGGCCAGCGCCGATGCTTATCCGCTTTCTTTACCTGGATGCGT